ATTTCATATATATTCTAATACATCAACGCCGCAGTAGCTCAGTTGGTAGAGCGCCGGACTGAAAATCCGTATGTCGTTGGTTCGATTCCAACCTGTGGCACGAAAGACTTCTGGGAAACTAGAAGTCTTTTTTTTTGCTAAATTGTTATTTTATAAGGATTTAGCGGTGACATTTTACTTTTAATGCTGACTTTTTCTTGGCCTTATTTTTAGAAATCTGGATGGAAAAAACGGCGTTTTTGGTAAGCATATCTCGAAAGTTAGCAAAAATGTTAGCAAGCTTGTTAGCATGTTCTGGCTTTTATGTGTGTTTGCTTTGAAAACGAGGAGTTTTTTATGCGTCCATTTTACATTTCTAAAAACAGATACGGCTACTATTCTGTTCGGTTTGTAAATCCTGAAACAGGTCTTATGACCCCTTATAAGTCTACGCATACTGCTGACTATTCTGAGGCACTTCTTATTGCGGCTCAATGGCACAAGGAAGGAACACCAGATAAGCAGGCACGGCAACTTAATTCGCGGTCTGCTCCGTCCGGTTCTGGAATCGATATTAATAAACTCCTGACACGTCTTACTGATTCTGAAGCACTCACATTGTTCAATGCTCTTTCTGTTCGCTTTGGAAATCCCGCCCTTAATTCAACTCCTGTTACAACTCCAATTCCTGCTCCTACTCCGGTAGTAGAAGCTGCGCCTTCTGTTTCTGATCTTCCGAAAAAAGCGAAGGTCATTGTTCACAGAAAAAATGCCCTTGCAGATTCCGGCATGATTCCGCAAGAAATTGCGAACAAATGTTATGAAGCTCTGAACCCAGAATGTAATTTGAACTTGTGCGAGTTTCTTAAGAACTTCTGGGATCCGGAAAAATCTGAGTACATAAAAAATAAACGTGCACATAAAAAGCCTTGCGGAGATTACCACTGTAAAGAAATGCGCGGTATGGTGGACCGTTACTGGCTGCCGTTCTTTGGCGAAGATTTTACTGTTGGTGAATTGACTGAGCAGTACCTCGAAGACTTTCTGCAGGAGCTTGCGAACTTCCGTCATTTGAAAGGTGCGACTATTAACCATGCCCGCACTTGTGGAGCAACCGGATTGAAGTGGCTAAAGAATAAAGGAATTATACACAGTAACCCGATGGCAAATGTTGAGGCCTTTTCTAAGTCTGACGCTATGGCTCGCGGCATTCCTAGTGAGCGTGAAATTAAAGAGCTTTATGAATTGGAATGGGATAACGAAGTTATGTATCTTGCCTTTAATCTTTCTGCTTTCAGTGGTCTGCGCCCAGGAGAGATTTCTGGTTTACAGGTTCAAGATATAGACGCTGAAAAAGATTTGCTTACTATCCGCCATAGCTGGCATCGTACCGGATATTTGAAAAGCACGAAAACAAACCTTGTGCGAAAAGTTCCGGTTGCTCATAACATTATCTTACGGCTTTTGGTCCAGGCTCAAAAATGTCCTGGTGCGAACGCAGAATCTTTTGTTTTCTGGTCCAAGGCAAATGATTACAAGCCATTCCTTCCGCAGTATTATGATGACGGATTCTTTAATGCTCTTCACAGAATCGGAGTTTCGGAAGAAGAACGTAAGGAACGTAATATAGACTTTTACAGTCTGCGACATTTCTGTGCGACTTATCTTGCAAACATGACTGACATGAGAAACGTTCAGGCAGTTCTTGGACACACAACTCCTGCAATGACTAAACATTATGCTGATCATATGACTGACGAGCACTTTAATTCTATTCGTGAAATCTTTGAACAGAGCCGACTTTCTATCATAAATGCTGCATAAAAGCGGCTATATTTTCCCATTGGTTAAAAATAATTAACCTCCGCAATTTTTTTTCAGCTTTATACTAACCTCAGAAACTTAAGAAACGAGAGGTTTGTGTATGGCTGAAAATGAATTGCAGGAAGAATCAGAAGCTTATACAGCTGATGGATTTCCTAACATATTAAGCATTGATATGGCGGCTAAATATCTGACCATAAGTAAATGCTATCTCTATGCTCTTGTAAAAGGCAGTTTTATTCCCTACACAAAAATTGGTAAACGCATTGTATTCCGCAAGTGTGATTTGTTTAACTGGCTTGGTATGAATGTCGTACAGCCTAAACATTTCTTTACTGAGGAGGAAGAGTTTGAATTTGAAGGATGAAGACGAACTGCTTGATAAGATTCGTGACATGTTCCGTAACGGAATAAAAATTGAACACGGGGATTACACGGTGACTGTAACTGTGAACCATGGCCACCCTGTAAGAATACAGGACTGCAACAGACGTGATGTTGCTTTTTATCATAACCAGAAAGTTGTGATTGAAAAATAGACCATAAGGCAAGGAGGATTTTTGGTGGGAGAACAAGTTGCTGAACTACCAACCGGCAAACTTGATAACACAGAAAACTTAAAGTCCTGGGAAGTACGTTTACCAGAAGAGTCTTCCAAGGCCTTTAAGGCTTTCTGTCTTTACCGTGCTATGGGTTATAAACGAAGCATTAAAGCCTGTATGGAAATGCACGGTATTGAGCCGAAGAAGTACGGCTCCTGGGCGCGTTATGCACGACTGTTCCGTTGGGATGAACGTGCTGCTGAATACGACGCATACATTGCAAAGGAGATTGAAAGAGAATTACTGGCTGAACGTGTTGAACGTAAGAAACGCCAGATGGAAATGCTGAACGGCTTTGACGAACTTGTTGCTCAGAGAATTAAAACATTGAAGCCGGATGAATTAAACGCTGACGGCGCAATGGATTTGCTTGAGCGTTCTGCAAAGCTTGATTCATTTATTACAGGTGCTGATAAAGAAAATGCAAAGCCGGTCCAGGGAGAACTGGCAATTACTTTTGCAGATTCTTTTAAGGATTTATGAGAGAGCTTTTTAAGCCGACGGCTGTACAGAAGAAAGCCCTGGAACTGCTTAGTAGTTCTGCGAAACACATTCTGCTTTTTGGCGGATCACGTTCGGGAAAGACAACAGTTCTTGTAATGGCTATTATCTTCCGTGCCTGCCGTTATCCAGGAAGCAGACATCTGATCTGCCGCTTTCGTGCAAAGGATGCTCGAAGTTCTGTACTGCATGAAACGCTGCTTCCTTGGCTGAATAAAACTATCGGAGCTTCGAACTATAAAGCGAATGTTCACGATGGTCTTATTACTCTCTGGAATGGTTCTGAGATTTGGATTGGCGGTCTTGGAGATAAAGAACAGGTTGATAGGATTTTGGGCCACGAGTATGTGACGATTTACTTTAACGAAGTAAGTCAGATTTCTTACTCTGCGATTACTACAGCTTACAGCCGATTGGCTATGAAAGTTGAAGGCTGCAAGAACAAGTTCTTTTATGACTGTAACCCATGTAGCCCGATGCATTGGGCATACAAAGTTTTTATTCGAAAGATTGAGCCTCGGACGGATGAGAAATTAAACAAGCCGGAGCTTTATGCTTCTGCTGTTTTGAACCCGATGGATAACGCTGAGAATCTTGATGAAGATTATATCAGTGACATCCTGGACAACATGCCGGAAAAGCAGCGTGCGAGATTCCGTGACGGTCTTTGGGTAAAACCAGACGGCTCTGTTTACGAGAAGTTTGAAGAGTCTATGATTCTTCCACGCAACAAGCTTCCGAAGAAGTTTGATAAGTTTACCGGCGGACAGGATTTTGGCTTACATATTGCAGCCGTAAAAATTGGCTGGCTTGGAGAGAAAGTTTATGTTGTCGCTGATTTTGGCGGCTTTAATATTACGACCAAGACTTCCGTAGAACAACAGACTGCGAAAGACTGGTACAAAGAAAGTTTTGTTACCTACTGTGACCCGGCAGGTGGCGAAAGAATACAAGAGGTTCCTGGCGGCGTGAAAGCGAATAACTCTGTGGATGCAGGAATTGATTACATAATTGCGAAGATTGAACGCGGACAGTTTTTTGTTTGTAAAGACTGTACCGGAGTTCTTGGGGAGATTTGGGATTATTCCCGCGACGAGAATAATCAGATTATAAAAGTTAATGACCATTACATGGACGCTATGCGTTACGCAATCTTTAGTGCCGTAACCAGTGGCGTTGTAATGGCCTAACAGAAAATATGAGAGTCTTTTGAAATTATTACACCGATTTTTTGCTTAAAGGCTTTCAGATAGTTACGGATAAATAAGGTATACAGAAAAGTGAGTTTATTCAGAAAGAAGCAGCAGAAGCAATTGCAGAGTTTCAATCAACTCAATAGCGAGGATGTAGCTGAAGATTTTAGTGTCAGGGAAAAGAAAACCTGCACGGATCCATATTTGCAGCATGCCTGGGTTTCTGTGTGCATCGATATTTTAACTCGTAATGTTGCAAGAGCTGAATTCGAAGTTCGTAAGAACGGAACGGTTGAACGTGAAACGTCCCTAGCAAATCTTTTTAGATATCCAAATAAAAATCTGAGCCGCTTTGATTTATGGAAACAGACTTGTGCCTGGTGGAGTCTGGACGGTGAAGCCTTCTGGTGGTTCGGGGAAAATTATGTCTGTGGGATTCCAACTGAAATATACATTCTTAATCCTCGTAATATGCAGCACGTTGTGAATGATGGAAAAATTACTAAGTGGGTCTATACAGAAGAAGTCAGTGGACGGCCACTGATGATTCTTCCAGATGAAATAATTCATTTTAAGGACTGGAACCCATGGAATGTTTACAGGGGCGTAAGTCCGCTGGTAAGTTTGGGGCTTGAGGTTGAACAGGATTTGCTTGCGGCAAAGCAGAACACAGGCTTGCTTAAAGAAGGAGGCGTACCGAAAGGATTACTGAAAACGGACCAGGTATTAACAGAAACTGAAGCAGAACTTTTAGCTAGAACCTGGGACAGAAAGTATGGCCGCGGCATGAAGAATCGTGTTGCTGTGTTAGGTAAAGGCACAGAGTATCAGCCGCTTACTTTTAGCCCTGATGTTCTGAAACTTTATGATATGAAAAAATGGAATCTTTATACTCTTCTGGCAAAATACGGCATTCCGCCACGAGTGGCAAATATACAAGATTCCAAGAGCTCTTTAAGTGGCACGGATACAGAAAACCAGCACCGTGCATTCTGGAACTTTACGCTGATACCTCTTCTAAGAAACTTTGAACAGATTCTTGAAGTGCAGTTTTTCAGAAGATTTAATTTGTCGGAAACCGGCGAGTTCAATCTTAATTCCATTCCCGAGTTGCAGGAATCGGAGGACGCCCAGAGCAACCGGGATATCGCTGAGATTAATGCAGGTCTCAAGACGATAAATGATGTTTTGAGACAACGGGGAGAAAACGAAAAGCCGTGGGGCGACATCTGGTATAAGCCCACTTCTCTGACTGCAGTTGATTCAGAAAATACTAAGGAGTCAAAAAACTAATGAAAAATGTTTTTATTTCAACTACCGATGAATGCGCAAGAGAAATAATTAAATGTTCAGTTAAAAAAGTTTTTCCACAGGCACAGGTTATTTATGACATGAATGACACTGAGGCTTTGTATCATTTAAAGTATGACGCCGGCAATGCAATCTTTTTTGACAGATTGTATATGAGTTATATATTGAAGTTCAATATTGCGGCTTTGAAAACTATGAATGAGAGCAACAAAATCTACTTCTGTGAATCTGGCGATTGTTCTCCATATTTTGGCATAAGGCTTTATGACCTGAAGGTTGACGGCTTTATGAGCAATATCGAAAGAGTTGATGACTTTGTAAAAAAACTCAAAGTTATCAGCACTGGAAGACCTTACTTTCAGCAGGAAGTTTTTGACTTTCTTGAAAATCGACATGTACGCAAAAATGAACGTAAAGCAATTACTGAGGTAACTGATTTGGAATATCAGATTGGACTTTTACTTGGACAGGGATATCAATTAAAAGATATCAGTGACCGTCTGCACATTTCGTTGAGTGCTGTAGGAAATCATATTCACTGGCTTAAGAAGAAAATTGGCTATAAGTGTATGAATGACTTTGCAATTCTGAATAAGCAGATGGAAAAATTTAATTTAAGGAGCTGCATTTGATAGTCAAAGTTGATGGTATTGAAAACAAAGAACTTGGATGCCGTGAAAAGCTTTTGAGTTTCTTAAAAGAAAATACACACGGCGGAAAAGTTTCGCCGCAGGTCGAAGTTTTCAAAAGCATTGATGTACAGAAAGATTCATTTCATTGGGTAATGAGTACCTTTGATGTGGACCGTGATTTTGAAAAAGTAGATCCAACTGGATGGAACTTGAAGAACTATCTTGCGAATCCTGTAATCCTCTGGAGTCATGATTACACTATTCCGGCAATCGGCTATGCCGAAAACGTAAAAGCCGAAACAGTCTTGGAAGGAGATATTGTATTCAACTCAAAAGAGTTTGACGAGTTCGGATGGAGTATCGGACAGAGAGTTAAGGCCGGAGCTTTGCGCTGTGGCTCAGTTGGATTCATTGCCGAAGAAGTTGAATTTCTTGAAGCAAAAGACCGCGAATGCGATCTGATTTTCAGAAAGCAGGAGCTTCTAGAATTTTCTGTTTGTTGTGTTCCGGCAAATCCTTTTGCCAGGAGCGGAGAAAAACGGCTTGAGATAACGGAAGTAATTCAGGAACCTGAAACACTTTCGTTTTATGACAGATTGAGTAAAGGCCTGGCACGGGCTTAGAAGTGCACAATAAAAAAAGAGGAAGCGCAGCTGCAACTGCACTTCCTCAAATCACCAATAAGCTTAAGGGGGCCAATTGATGAATGAAGTAATTGTATCACTTCAGCAGAAATTAGAGAACATGAAAACTCTTGTTCCTACTGAAGCTGCAACACCTGAACAGATTTCAAAGTATTTCAACGAAAACGAAGAAATCATTGCAGGTATTTTGAAGGCTGCTGACAGTCAGACAACTGCCACAACATCAGAACTTGAAGGAATTAAAGAAGCTGTAAAAGAGCTTCGTAACCTTATGCGTAAAGCTGATGCTGAAATGAAACCTCTTTCTTACAGAGACATTTGTTACAACCTCGGTAAAGCTTTGTGTGCTGCGTGGAACAAGGATGCACAGACACTTGGAGAACTCAAGTTTTGTCCTAACATCAGAGCTGAAAAATGGAACAATCCAAAAGACTTCAGCTGGGAAACCGGAAAAGGCTTTGTGCCATCTAAAGCTGTTCTTGGTGAGCCAATCGGAAACCTTGCCAACAATGACCAGTATCTTATCAATCCAATTTACGAAGAGACTATCATGCAGGAAGTTGCAAAACAGTCTCAGATGATGAACCTCGTAACTCATCGCCCGATGAGCGGTCCATCTATTTTCATTCCAGAACGTGACCGCGGCGGCATCGAGCTTAAATGGCTGACTTCTTACGGTCAGAAAATCGATGCTACAAAATCAAACATGCCGACAAGAACAGAGCTCAAAGCTTACACACTTGCAGGCTATGTTCCATTCTTCGACGAGTTCGGCGAAGATGTTTTTGTGGACCTTGGCAAGATGTTCCTCGAAGATTTTACAGAGGCATACGGCCAGGAGTTTGACCGCCAGTGCTTGATTGCGGATGCAGATCCATTCACAGGAGCCATCAACATGACTCATGCAGAAAACCATGCAATCGCAGGCACAGATGTAACTTCACTTACATACCTCGACTTCAGAGCTGCAGAGCTCAAAGTTGAACCGGAAGAAAGAAAATACTGCAAGTGGATTTTGAACGAGACTGTTCTCAACCACATTGCAAATATTCAGGACGACAACCACAATCCAATCTGGAGAAAGCCAGGTGACGGAATGCCAGGAAGAATCGACGGCTACGATGTTATTGAATCAAGACTGATGCCACAGTTCGCAGACATCGAAGCTGACAACGTGATTGCCATCTTCATGAATCCAAAAAGAATCATTCACGGAAACCGCAAAGGAATCGAAATCAAGAGATTTGATGAAACAACAGAATCTCTTGAATACGGAGAACTCTTTATGCGCTTCAGAAAACGCGACGGCTTCCTTGTTTCAAGGCCTGCTAAAAACATGGTTCTTCTCAAAACTGCAGAAGAATAAGTTTAATACCAAAGAGCAATATAAATTGCCCTTTGGAAAGCGGGGGCGAAAATTCCCAAACCGAAGTGAAGACAAATGCAAGGCTGCGTAGCACCCGAAGGGCTTGGCCTTGCATTTGACTGAACGAAGGTTATAATTGCCTTTGCCCCGCTTTTCCGAGGAAAGAGATTTGAAACCATTTACCTTTGAAGAGCTTCAGAAAATATTAGAGCTTAATGCAAACGAAATTAATACTGACATTCTTATCTTTAATGCTACACTTTCTTACGTTGAAAATCTTTTAGGCTATCAACTTGAAGACAAGAACTACAATGAATTACAAACTGTAAAAGACTGTCAGGTATTCACAGACCACGAAAATATTTCTGAGATGATAAGCATAATCGACATGAATACAAAGCTTCGTGTACCTAACTGTGTAATAGACGGACAGCGTATAATCCTTCTTGATCCAAAACTTGAAGGACATGTTCTGTTTCTTAATTACAATGCAGGATTCA